CGATCCTAAAGTCACTTCCGTTACGAGCTCCAATTTTAATATTGGATATCCCGCGGTCGAAGGTGAATTTGTGGATCAGTACGGTAAGCTAAAGACTTCTATCTCAGTGAACGCCGGCTCAAGATTCTCTGGAGCTTTCAAGTACTTTCTTGAAGGCTACAAGCATGGAGAGCCGATGACTCCGAGACTTAAGAAGAAACTTTTGCATATCCTATACGGTGTGGACACTAGTCCTAACACCATATGGGCTACATTACCGTGGAGCTGGCTTATTGATTGGGGTACGAATGCTCGTGACAATGTCGCGAACTTTACGGCCCTTCATCAAGACAGCCTGGTCATGGTGTACGGTTACGTCAATGATTATAAAGAGACGATAACCAAGTACACTTTGTCTGGCGCCATCATTGGCGGCAGAGCCATAGGGTGTGAGCAGACCGATGTAAATCGGTATTTTACTCGCACTCCTGGCACTCCTTATGGCTTTGGACTAACTCGCTCGAGTTTTAACGCGAAGCAAGGGTCCATTATTGCTGCACTTGGATTGTCCAACTTGCAGCCTCAGCAATTTCGCTGAAAACTACCACACTTTGTGTGTTTAATAACGGAGTAACGTGCCATGTTGGCAGATCCTCAGTCAGTCACACCTCCTACTCTCGGAGCTCAATCGCTCCCAGCAGTAGCGCGTGGCGTTAACACCTCTTCCTACCGCAAGACCGATGGTACATTTCAACTTACCATCTCTCACACGTATGGAAAGAGAAACCGGCATGTGGCCCGCGTCGATTTCAATAAAATCGCCGCAGATCCACTGATCAGTGCTCAGAATATTAAGTACTCTATGAGTGCTTATCTGGTCATTGACGAGCCGGTTACGGGTTTCCCTCGCGCTGAGTGTGCGGATATCGCAAACGGGCTAATTGCCTATCTTGCGGCGTCCACTTACGCGAAAGTAACCAACATCGTTGGGGGCGAATCGTAGCAATACGATTCGTATCGACTCATATGAAAACGAGCCGATTACTCCCGTGGATGTTAATTCTCGGTGCTTCGCTCCTGAGTGGAGTTGTCCTTATGGGACTTCTCGTTACTTGGGTCGCTTTTCACTGAGAGCTGAGTTTGTCGCACGGCCGGGATTCAACCAGTCACCTTTAACGGAGACGATTGATGAAAAGCCTTATGCGTTTACTCACGTTTGTGCTGACAGATGTGTCAGCTTTGTGTCGCGCTTGCACCACCAGAGATCTTAAAACGATCTCTGCTCGAGTCGAATGCGAAGGTATATCGTTTCTCACGATTACCCTTCCCCAATTCTGTAAGGACTTCGAAAGAAGTCTTGAATTGGAGTTTGTTGACTCATCTCTCTTTCTTGGTTTCAAGAAGAGAGGACCGCTCCCCTGTTTGTTTAGAGGTTTGGTCAGTCAAGTATTCGACTCTGTATCTGGTCAACTTCTGGAGCAACCTAATCATGATGCTATCTTTTCCGTACGGCAAGCTTGCTTGCTGTTTAAGAAAATTAATCTTCCATGCACTGATAAGCGCATTGAAGCAGCACTTGACGGTTACATCCAGTGTGATCAAGAAGTCCGAAAACGAAGTTGGGATTTGCACCGTTCTCTCTATGAGAGATTCGGCGACATTTCTGACGTTCTGTGGGGTTCTACCCTTCAGTCCGTTAATCTCGTGGTCAGACGAGGAACACATGTTCCACGCCATGGCCCAGGAGCTACCGCTCAGAGAAT